ACGTAGATGAATTACAAAAAGCTGAAAAATCATTAGCTGCTGATGGAGTAAGAGGTACTGCAATCGGTTTTGATTCAGAAACCCAGATTAATACTTTTGTTAATGATAATGAGGTAAAATTAATTCGCCAGGTACAAGATACAATTCAAATAACAAATAGTAAAAGTGATTCAGTATCGATTACAATGGAGCAAGAGGGGAAAATTAATAAGATAGATATTAATGGTGGATCATCATCCTCGATTCATATCAAACAAGGGAGCTAATTTTGCACAACATTTGCACAACTTTTTCTCAATTTCAAAAAGATTCGCTAATAATAACGATAATCAATAATAACCAAGATACTCTGAAACCCTTTAAATAAGCTAATATAACTAATATAAGTATTACTGAGTATTACACTACACGGACTTAAAATCCGTTGTCCGAAAGGACGTGCCGGTTCGAGTCCGGCCCCGGGCACCAAGATAAGTCATTGATATTATTGAATTAAACCTCTTTGCTGATTTTCTTTGGAAGATTAGAGAAGGGGTTTTTTTGTGGTTTTGCACAAAATTTGCACAACTTTTTTATGTTTTTATGTATACTCAGTAATATTAATATTATTAAGGGGATAATATGAAAGCCAAAAAAGTAGTCAAAAATAATAAGGTTTATTATCAGTTAAGGTATCAGAATGGCGCTCTCGGTATAAAAGTAGATAAGTATTTTAAAACTTTACGCGAAGCAAAAACATATATTAATGATTTAAAAAATAAGATAAGAGCTAATGAACCAATGCCAGAAAAGTTACAAAACAACGTAACTTTTAATCAGGCCGTTAATTGGATTATTAAGAATCCAAAATCATTAAACGTCAATGGTGAAAAATCAGACTATCAACTTAATCGGTATTTAGCTGCTTATCGTATTTTATTAGATCATCATTGGGGTGGTATTCCAGTTAAAACATTTACTACTGATGATGTAATTAATCGATTGTCAGAAATTGAAGATCAACGTAATTGGAGCAGTAAAACTAAATACGATTATCAAACATTTTTAGATGTCTTATTTAAAATCTGCATACAAAATAAATGGACGCTGATTAATCCTATTGATGGAATAAATCGTACTCGCAATATTGAGCAACGTAAGCGATTAATTACACAAGATGAATTTGATGCTCTGCTTCAAGCTGCGCATCAAATAGCAGCAGATAAAAAGCATTTGGATACTAAGGGATGGGTCTGGCAGTTTACGCCTTTATATTTAGAAATACTATGGGAGACAGGCGCAAGGCGCAGTGAGATTGCATTATTAACCTGGGATCGAATTGAATTTGACGATGACGGTGCTGAGATATTCTTAAAAGATACAAAGAATAATGAGGACCGATATATTTATGTATCGAAGAAAACAGCATTAAAACTAAAAACACAACAGGCATTGTTTCCCGGATTGAGAGTTTTTCCACCAGCACCTAGAGCAAAAGAATGGGCAAATAGTTTTACTGGCAAATTTGAAATAATAAAGAAGGCGGCTGGATTAGATAAACCTGACCCAGTATTTAACGAAAAGATTGTATTGCATCATTTTCGTCATGCCTGGGCTACATATATATTTGAGAAGGGCGCTAATGTTGATGAAGTCAAATCTTTTGGCGGTTGGAAAAATACCAATATGCTTGATCGGTATATGAAACCACAACAGAAAAGAGCCAAGAGTTTATCCAAAAAAATGTTTAACTAGAACTTAGCCACTTAAAGTATTTAGATGGACTGATCAATAACGATGATCTGGCATGAGCATTACCATTAGATCGTTTTTCAACGATCACCCCATGTTCAGATAATCCGTTCTCATAGCGTCGTCTCGCTTCGTTTCTCAACGAAGGCAGCGACGCATGAAGATTAGGATAAGTGTTATAAAACTTTTTTAGTGTCATAAAATCTTGAGGTATTTCTTGCATATCTTTTCCCTTAATTAGTTTTTGGTTTATTCCGTTAAAATGCTTATCAAATTTAGCAATCCAGTTTTTTATAATTGGGGTATCCATCGTTCACCATTTCGCAGTAATGTATTTTATTTTTCATGTAATCTTTGTAATCTTCGTTAGACGCCCACATATATATCGCCAACACTGTAACTAGCATTAAAGACATTTTTAAATTATTAAATCTATCCATTTTTCGGCTCCACTTTTAGATTTTTTGCTTCAAATGTTGTTCTGATGTTTACTAAGTTTTCGTTTGAATCGAAATCAAATTCATTGCGGCATAAGAACGCAATCTCACTTGATGTATAACTGTTATCGTTTTCCATTGGATCATTGGCACCGACGTTATAAAAAACAACGTCATTCTTCTCAAATTTATTACCGCCAAGATGTTTCGCCGGAACTAGCTCTGGTATCCATTGATGGTCCAAGCAGCCAGCTAATTGCTGCTTGTAATCAATGATCTTTTTAGTACGAGTACATCCCCATTGACCGCGATTCTTTCGATCAGTAAGGTTTGGACGTGAAAACTTACAAGTACGGCATACAGGATTCAGAGGCGTGTATTCACCTAAGTAAATACCACGCTCCTCATCCGACATAAAATTCTTTACCTGGTAGGCCGACTTCGAGTAAGCGCCTTGTGGCGGTGCTTTTAAATTCAGCAACCACCACGCTTTATCCTTTAATTGATTGTAAATGATGGGATCGAAGTCCATCTGCTCCGAATAGATGGCACTCGTGTTCTTGTCATAAACAGTAACATAAGCGCCTTTCAATTCTTCTTCCGGGTATTGCTCGTTCATAGCGCCACCATAGAAATGCACTTGAGCGCCGTAAACTTCATCCCAATCGTCATAAGCAAGGTTCTTTGTTTTACCTTCTTCTCTTGCTTGAGTACCGAGTTTATTTAAACGATTAAAACGTTTTGAATTGGCTGATTTACATTCCCAGAGGAATGTACCATCAGCACAATCCAATAAGCCATCAATATGATAAGACAAATGCCCACCGAAGAACGATCCGCCAATTTGCTCAGATCGTTCATGGGTGCGTAGTTTTACATTAGGAGCCTTACGGATAAACTCAGCTATGTTATCTTCAAGCTGATGCCCTAATGCAAAAATACGAGCTAACCTGGCACCCTCAAGCGGTGGCAAGCACCAACGCCATTGAAGCCAAAGCTCTCTTGGACAAGGTTTGCCAAGGGATGATCCACCGAGATAGCCACGTCTTGACATGGGTTTTCCCATCTTCTCATCCACTGCTTCCATTATTGATTCAATAGACATTAGTCAGAATCCGCTAACCATGACGGCTCTGCACCGATCTCTTCAATGCCCTTATCGTCATCCAAGAATTCTTCGACAGTTTTCTTTTCTGCAACCTTCGCTTTAGGTGCGGCAGTAGTTGTCGTAGATTCCTTTAAAAAACGATGGACTCGGTTAGATGCCGGTTTACCGCTTTTTGGCTCATAAACATAAGTTTGAACGGTACCCATCTTATTGATGAGTTGGCCCAAGCCATCTTCATCAATAGAGTCAGGTATATCAACACCGAAACAATCGAAGGCAAACTTTAAGATAAGTAATTTATCTCTTTGTGGTACGCCTTCTTTTTCTACTTCAATCCAACTTACGATCTCTGCTCCGGAGTCTAATTCTTCCATTGCAATAAGGACTGTTTTGTAGTCTTGCTTATCAAGCAATCTTGCTTTACTGACAGTCACTTTATATTGACCGGCATCCAAGATTTTTGGTGGTGGAAATTCACCCGGTCCGAGAACCGGCATATCTTGTAACTCTGTTCCGAATGCTACGCTAACTGCTTCACTCATTGTTTTGTTTCCTCTGCTTTAAAAGCATTGTTATATGATTTAATAAAAGCACCGAAATCTAATGCGATCTGATGCTTACCGTTGTCGTTAACAATAGGTCGTCGTGATTTCGCATCGAAACCAGTTGAACCTCTTGTAAATAAAACGCGACTGTCGTCGCCTATGGCGACAGTGCGTTTGTTAAACCCTTCACCACGAGATACCGTGCGTACTTCGTAATTTGCAAACAGCAAGAACGATGTCCACTCTTTAACGAGCGAGGCTGCCTTTGTATGCAGTTTTAACTCGATCTTTTGGTATGGCTCAAGAAGGGGATCCTGGCGAGTCACAGTGTGGGTGTGGCAAATAATGCAAACATTCATGCCACTCTCAATCACCTTGTCAAAGACGTTCAATGTATGCCTCATCTTTTTAAGAGCATGAGAGTAACCACGCCCATACTCAATATCTGAAATGTCCTCGATGCCTTCTTTCTTGCGACTAAACTCAGCGACCACTGACCGATGAATTAAAGCCTCATAGAAATCCAGACTGTCTAAAACGACACTCTTATATGGATGTTTTGAATCAATCAACTCTTGCAGTATTTCTAGTACTTGCGTATCAGATTCCGCATATACACGATTGACATCCAAGTGATGTGTGCCTTTCTCTAAGTCTATGAATAATGGTTTTGGCATTTGACTGGCAAATGTTGATTTACCGACACCGTTGACCCCTGAGACCAATATGTTTAAGGGCGTCTCTACTCTTCCCTTTACCAATTTGATTGGCATAGTTTCACTCCTTTAGTTGTGTGTTATTCGTTACAAGTAGGGCAGTGCGCCTCACTTGTTTGTTGTATCGCGTTCATTAACCGCCCATATAAATCTGGGTAGTCGTGTTTGAATGTGTTTAGTGCTTCGGGGGATTTGATTTGCCATTGCTTAGTAAATGGAAATGCAGCGTCACCGATCTGTTCTCTAATTTCTGTCGAAATCTCTGAAACTGCTTCATGCAAATTTTCCATATTTACCCCCTTAATTGAGTGTTAAAAAATATATATTAATTCTGTTATAATTGCAACCTAAGAGGTAACAAAATTATTTTAAGACAAAAAAAACCACCCATAAGAGGGTGGTTATTTTTTTTTATTAACGATTATTAAATAATATGTGGTTTAGGTCTCATCATCACATTCAATTCTTTGTGACGTTCACTTTTATATTCAACGTCTGGAATGTATTCTCCAGTGTCATCTAGAGACTTGGCTATTAAATGTTCCGCGATATTCAGCATTACTTCACCAGAGGTTTTTGCATTGGCGATTAATGCCGGCAATTGCACTGTTTCAAAATGTGGGTCTGCCATAACTTTTGGTAATTCATTTGCGTTGACTGGCTTAAATTTCAACCAGGCTTTGCATATTTCTGAATTACCAATTTGCTTGCATTCAAAATAACGATTATTTAACTTAAAGTAAGTAATCATATCTTGTACTCTTTCTGGCGATACCCTCCAAACGTATGACTCAAATTGCCAAATTATATAACCATAAGTACCAGACATTTCACTCCATAAGAAAATATTACATATTTCGCCACCCGAATAGTCACTATCATCCCTATAAGCCGGCAGTGTAGTCAGCCAATGCTGGAGCATTGTGTGTATTGCTGGCCTCATCATGTGTTCCATAAAATTATGCACCGGTATATTCCGATCCTTTAAACTTTTTTCAAGTCCTTTAGAAAATCTCAGTTTTCTGCGATGTTTAATATTTTTCGTAATGCGCTGAAAACAATAAGATTCACCGTTATGTGCAATAAAATTATCCACAACTGTCTTTAAATATTTTTCACACTTTAGTTTTACTTGCATCTTTCTATATGCTTTATCGTACGAATCATCCATTGCCTTCTCCATTTTCTTTATCGAAGACGTCGCAGCCCTTTGGACTTTCTAAGAGTGCCGTCATCAGTTGTATAATTTGTTCTTGATTAGATCGTGTTAGACATTGGAATATATCAACAGCTACTTTAGTAATAGGATCAGCAAGTGGATCTGCTGCTTTATCACCTATACCAAACATTAAATACGCTGGACTGACGTTAAAAATCTTTCCTAATTTGCGTATGTTCTGTCTTTTTGGTACCAGGTCGCCATCACACCATTTTTTTATCGTGTTGTGTGAGACACCGACCAAGGCACCTAAAGTACGTTGCGTATATTTATGTTTAGCGCGTAACTGTGATATGCGTTTTGCAATCGCGTGTTTATGGCGCATTTTCGTCACTTTACTCTCCTCCTTAGTTAAAATTAAAATGTTACCTATCGGGTAACACACTAAACTAAATTTTAATAGTCTGCAATAGTAATGATAATAATATTATCTATAAGACATTATTTTACGATTAATTTTATAAGGAAATATTTTATTCAATGGTAAACTTGTTACCTAAAAGTTGACATAATTAAAACATTTGGTATCTTCGGTGTTACATCAAAAAAGGGGATTAGTGTGACACCGGAAAATATTTGGAAAGAAATCAAAGTGTACGATCTAGCAAAAAAGATCGGCATTTCACCGAAATCAATTTATTCATGGAAGAAAAGAAAAAACGGCATACCGCCGTTAAGGGCGATTGAGGTAGAGCAAATCACAGGAATACCGAGATCAGAGTTGAGACCTGATCTATGGGGTTAATGCTCCTAGACAAACCGACAACTCAAGAGGACGTCCAAGACGCCATCCTTGAGTTATCTCGTGAGTTTGATGTCCATGTCATTCCTTGCGGTAAAGATAAGAGGCCACTCGTGCCTTGGAAGCATTACCAAGAAAACAAACCAACCGAACAAGATATTGAGAAATGGATAAAGCAGCACCCGGATTGTATGTGGGGTGCTGTCACTGGTAAGAACTTTGGTGTGGTTGACCTTGATACTTATCAAGACGATTCGCTGATACCCTGGGCTAAAGAGAATCTACCTTGGACTCCTTTAAAAGCCACCACAAAATCTGGTGGGCAACATTGGATGTACTCAAAAATGCCAGAGAATACTACCGTCAGTGCTGGCTCTGGAATCGATCTAAGGAATAAGGGCGGTTATGTCATCTTCTCTGGACCAGGTTACGAATGGAATTGGCAAGACCCAACTGAGGACTTTTTTAATTTCAGAGAATTGCCGGAGCTAGAGCCACAACATATAGAGAAAATTGAAAGGCGTCGCGGCAAGAATAAAGTCACTAATATCTTAAGTGATGAGAGTTGGCATGATAACGCACTACGTTGGGTTGGCAGTTGCGTTGCCAGAGGACTCGGTGACGACACAATATTAAGGGAGTGTGAGAAATTAACTCAAGCCGGTTACTCACATTCACAAACCAGAGAAGAAATCCGGGTGATGATAAAAGGCGCCAGACTGAAAGGCTGGACTCCACCTATTGATGATCGCCCAATCGAAGTATTAAGAATAGATGACGCATTTGATTTAGAACATCGTAAACCACCAGAGTTTTTAGGTGAGGGATTCATCGCCGCCGGGTTTAGGGTATTTGTAGTCGGTGCTCCGAAGATCGGTAAATCACAATTGGTATTAGAGGCACTAACCACAGCCGCAGTTGGCGGCAAGTGGTTAGATATGAAATGGGATAAGCCACATAAGACATTGTGGTTACAGGCAGAGATTCGAGGTGCCTATGTTGGCTCTCGGTTACGCCCATTATTTGAGTCATTCAATGATGATGAAAAGGAACTCATCAGAGAGAATTTCTTTTGGACTGAGAGAGGCGATCTTGATTTAGCCTCTAACTTCAATCGTCTTAAAGCATTAATAAAACGAATACAGCCCTCTATCGTTTGTATCGATCCATTAGCTAACTACTTTGTAGGTGATGAGAACTCTAACGCCGAAGTTGCTGTTTTCTTTAAGAAACTCAATGAGCTATTTGCCAGTGAGACATTAGGAATGGACGCACCACCTTGTGTGTTTCTAGTACATCACACCAGAAAAGGCGCCACTACCCAAGACGGATTTGATGGTGCTCGTGGAGCATCATCACTCACCGGGTGGATGGACTCAGGTATTTTAATGACCGCAGCTAATACCAGTGCCATTAATTTAAGTTTCTTAACTAGGAACGGACCTTGGCCAGAAGAACGCCTGGTTAAATTAAATCCAGATTCAATGCGGTTAGAGAACTTTGTAGATGCTGTCGAGCATCCACAAATGCTACCAGAGATTATGAAGAGCATGGCTCATAGAGATTGGGTCAGTGCATACGACGTGAACAGTTTAATTGCGGAGCAATGTCATCGCCTTGGCTTAGAGGTGGATGGTGCGATTGCCAGAGAGATTAGATTGACGGTCGTGAATCATAAACATATTGAGCATCAAGGTACTGGGCAGAATACCGAGTATCGATTAAAGCCGAAGGTGAGGAGAGGGTATCAATGATAAGAGTATTTGATATTTGCTCTGGCATCGGTGGGTTCAGCCTTGGGCTGCACTCCACCGGTGGCTATAAAACTGTCGGTTTCTGTGAGTTTGATGAGTATTGTCAAACAATTTTAAAAAAGAATTTTCCTGATGTACCTATTTTCAAAGATTTAAAGGAGTTAAGTAAAAATGACGAAACAATCCGATCTATTCCCGACCATGACCTCATCTGTGGGGGAGTGCCATGTCAAAGTTGGAGTGCCGCCGGTAAACAAAAAGGCACGGAAGATGACAGGCACCTCTGGCCGTCAATGTTTGAAATTATTAAAGGCAAAAGACCCACTTATGTTGTTGTCGAAAACGTTAATGGTTTCGTCACCCTGGGAGGGGCCGACCTCGTATCAAATGACTTGGAAGCCGAAGGCTACGCTACGGCGGCGTTTATTATTCCAGCTTTATCCACAAAAGCTCCCCACCGAAGGGATCGAGTCTGGATCATCGGGAAAAAAATCCAAGAGTGATACTTTTGTAACTCCAACTGCCATGGGTTTGAGTAAAAGGTCATCTCAATCAATGCAGCGAAGAAAAGAAAAAAGAAATGCTAGTGGAAGGAAAACTGTACCACCAGGCAGCTTAGATGAACAAGTGCAATATTGTTCTGAACATAACTCACCGCCATGTTGGGATATGAGAGAGAAACCAGAAATGTGGCCAACTCCAAGAGTATCCGATACTGAGGGTGGTGTTGTTAAGAATGTTGAAAAGAAAAATGACTCATATTCCAGAGTCAATAAAAAAGGTGTCAGATTCGGAGTCAAACTAAAAGATGCTGTTGGCTATGAAGAAGATAGAACTTGGCCAACTCCAAGCACCAGAGATTACAAGGGTGGTCATGGAACGATTGTAGAAGAAGATGGTAAATACTACCGAGTTTCTAATACAACTGGCACTAAGTATGGCGCAAGGTTAGATGCACAAGTTGAGAAGATGGAAGAAGAAAAACTATGGCCAACACCGATAGCATCATCCAGTCAATCAGCATCAATGGATGCCAGTAAAAAAGAAGCCGAAAGATTACATCCAAAAGGACAAAATCATTTAGCTGCTGAAATGGCAAGTAGATTATGGGAAACACCAACTGCTGGAATGGGTAAAGTTGACACAGCCAATCTTGAATATCATAAACGTAGGAAATCACTCGGTAAGCAAGTTGGCTTGCCCGGACAAGTACAGTTAGAAGAAGCAACATGGCCAACACCAACAGTACAAGATTCAAATAAAGCTACTAAAAAATGGCGAGACAAACATCAAAATAATTTAACTGCTGCTGTATTTAATCCAGAGCAAATATTACCTACTCCTACCTCAAGAGATTGGAAAGGTGGTTATCGTACTGAGTCATTAATTAGAAATGATGGGAAAAGCCGAGCGATGGATCAATTACCTAACGCAGCTATTGGCGGTGTTGGTACTGAAAAAGTTGTAGGTCATCTCAATCCTGATTGGGTGGAATGGCTAATGGGATATGCACCGGGTTATACCGATCCAGAGTATACCGAGCCAATGCATTTAGAAGATCATTTAGGTTTTGCAAGTGAACCAGACATACCCAGAGTAACCACCAGAAAAGAACATCGAGTGAACCGCTTGAAGTGTTTAGGCAATTCAATTGTGCCACAAATAATGCATGAGATTGGGAAGGCAATCTTGAAGGATAAAGAGGCAGAAGGGGTTAAATAAGGCTTTTAAGCTACAAAACGCATCAAAGCGTGTTTGAGCTTAAAAGTAAAAAGCCATTTTGTAAATCCCTCAAAGGGTAACAAAGAGAAAATAAATATTTTAATAATCTCGGTAAAACCGGAAAAGGATAGAAATTATGGGAGTTAAGAGTCGTCGTAAAGGAGCCAATGGAGAACTGGAATTTATCAAACTTCTCTCTGATTCGTTCCCTTCTTATGAATTCCAGCGCAACTACGATCAAGCAGCTAAATCGGGTTTTGATGTAAAAGGCTTACCAGGGTTCGGTATCGAAGTTAAACGATATAAGCGTGGTCGGTTATACCAATTAGATTGGTGGGAACAGGTGGTCGAGGCGGTCAAGCCTACTCGGCTACTGCCGATGTTGGCTTACCGCTTTGATCGTACTGAATGGAATATTTTAATACCGGCTCAATGGGTGATCGGTAACGAGGTCGATAGGCACGATATTACTTGTCACATGCCCTATAAAGATTTCGTTAATCTCTATGAGAAGCACGACGAGATTAAGAAGAACTTTGATGAGCATAAGGATGAACTGGAAGAGGCCGAGAAACAGTACCAGGCATTCATGCAGTCAATGGCAGATTAATGATCCTATATACCGAAAAACAATTACAGAAGGCATACAACATAGATCGTAAAGTACGGATGAAGCTCAATATCGAGACGACGACACTAGAGCAGTACCGACCGATATACGAAAAGATTGTGATGGCGGTATTTGAGGACTCGTTTGAATTTGAACCGGACACTGAGCATGAGTAAACGCATCTCAAACTTATGCACCATTGAGACGTACTTCACGAGAAAGACGGCGAACTTGAAACACGCGAGAAGTAAATTGAATCCAGAAATGAAATGGAAGATTACATCGGCTGACGTATTGGATCTCTGGCATCGGCAAGAAGGGCGTTGTGCCGTGACTAACTTATTTATGAATCACCATGGCGACGTGAATGATTTAAAGAATGCCAGTATCGATCGGGTAGACAACGATGAAGGGTACACCAAAAAGAATATTCGTTTGGTTTGCTCGGCGGTGAACAAGATGCGTGGCTCTCTAACTGAGTCGGAATTCCATTGGTGGGTGAAACAGATTAATACAGGAGAGTTGTTATGAAGCTACCGGATAACTTCAAGATTAAAGATGATGTGAATGAGCCAGAACATTACACCAAAAAGCGATCGAATGACGTCGATTGTATCGATGCTATAAGAAGCTCGTTATCTGACGAGGCATACGCCGGGTATCTGAAAGGCTCGGTAATGAAATACATGTATCGGTATGAGAATAAGGGTGGCGTTGAGTCACTCAAAAAGGCACAAGTATTTTTATGTTGGCTCATTGATTTTGAGAATGAGGTAATCAGGCGATGAGGTGCCCGAAGTGTAAAGCGAACTCGCAAGTGTTAGAGAGCTTAAAGAGAAAAACAGAAGTGATACGCAAAAGGCGGTGCAAGCGCGACAGCTGCCAGCATCGATGGAAGACAGTTGAGCGGTTTTATCATGAGGATAAGAAGAAGCCGGTAACTAAGCGATACACAGAAAAGACAGATAAGTACCATGACGATCGGTTATGGGAGCCGTTAGGCGACCGTGACCGGAGTGAGGCTCGTTCCATTGTGAGAGATATGGGAACGTTTATTGATAAGAAAATATAGAGGTAATGACGTGGCTGGACAAAAGATATTAAGTGCACAAGTGAGATACTTGAATGAGGTCGGTGAGGATAAGGTATTTGAACTCATAACTACCGGATCAACCTTGAAGGAGATATGGGATAA